GACTCAAAAACATAAAACAAGGATTTTTAAAATGAAAGATGTTACTTTCAACTGCCATATCACTCAAGAATATATCAATGATCTCTTGAATGAAATTTTTGATTATCAATCAGTTATCCCATCAGTGGGATCAGATGGCAAATATCACTGGCTCTATATCATCATCAATAAGACCAATGGCCATTTCTTCATTGGAAGAAGGTCTAAGTTGAATTATCTTGTTGGCCTTAATGTTTCAAGACAAAAAGAATTACAAGAAGATTTCCAGAAGTTAGGACCAAATGCTTTCTTGAGATATGATCTCCATTATTATAATTCATATGAAGAGATGATGATGAATATTGAAGATATGTTTGGAGATGATTTTATTGAATATTTCCATGAGCAGCGTGGCACTTGCTACAATGCAAGATCAATGACGATTTCATCAAAAATGATTTCAACAAAAGAACATGGTGAAGATGTTAGCAGTAGGCTTGAGCTTGTTAAACCTGTCGATGGATCTAAGCCGATTGATACTATTGATTTCACTAACTCTAAAAAATTCTTTCATCATTGGATGACTAGAAAAGATGAAGCGGTTTGTGTGCCAAATGCTGAATGCTTAAAATACATTGAGAATGGATTTGTATTTAGATCTCTTCAATTAGAATTATACAAAGGGAATGAGAGATTAAATCCCTCTATTGCTCAAAGCGTACGCAATGAAAAAGATGCTAAGATTAAAGCTGTGAAGCTTGAGGCTGCGAAGCATGATCTTGCTCAAAGAGTGCTTGATTATTTTTCTCAAGGCTGGAGCTTAGCAAAAGACTGGAAGTCAAGCAAAGAGCGTCTAGGATCAAGACGAGAGAAAATAAAATTAAGACAAGAGAACAATATGACAGATGTGCAATCAGTGCCAGATGTAAAATCAATTCAATTGTCTTTAGATTTAGAAGTAAAACAGCCTGAAGTAAAACAGCCTGAACCTAAATCTAAAAAAATTCGGACAATTGTTATTCAAAAAGACGGCGATCTTAAAAGCATTTTTCTTGAAGAATTGATAGATTATTTAAAGCGTGGATATTTTGTTGTAAGAGATACAATCAAAATCAAAAGAGGTGAATACACAAAAACACTTTTAATGACATCCAAACAAGAATATGCGCAATCAGCTGAAGATAAAATATCGATGAGAAAAATAAAGTCTTTGCAACTTCTCGGATATTTAGAAAACGGATGGGAAGCAGTTTAAGCCTATCAGTCATTGTATATCAATATACCTTTTCGGCATTTTTTTTGCCGGTGAAATAAATTTTAAATTCAATGTGTTTAATCATAGCCAGCTCATCCTAAGCGAACCTTTTTTAGTGAAAAACCTCTTAGTGCGTAGTACCTTTAGAGCTGGCAACTTAAATCGCCGGCTCATTTGGTTAAATGGAAATCACAAAATACGCTAAACTAAAACCGAGCCGGCATCTATCATGGAGCATGAAATGGATTGGCCTCTCAGTGGATATGTATTGAATACATGCGAAGAGAAAAGAGATAGCGTAAATTCTTTCAGTGCACTTGTCGCCAAAGATCAGCCTGATGCATCAAAAAAAGACTATATCACCACGCCAATCATAGACGGGATATTCATCAAAACTTCTTCCGGCGTGATTTTCTTTTCAATTGAAAAAACAATTTATATCTGATCTTTGCCAACTATCAAATCTTGATGATCTCAATCCCATTGGCCTTTAAATATTCTTCACCGGTTGAGATCCATCTATCACTCTTATTTTCATAGACCACTGACTTGATGCCAGCATGATGAATGAGTTTTGCACACATTAAACAAGGTGGAGCAGTCACATAAATTGAGCATCCTTCAGTAGCTATCCCACATCTGGAAGCGTTGGCGATTGCATTAAATTCAGCATGGTGACAACCAATTTGCGTATCTGAGCCACTTGGTATTTTATTTGCATCTCTAAGGCAACAATCACCACCACAAAGGCCGGCCTGCTTTCTAGCAATCCCATTGAAAGAAGATACTACTGGCACATCCCCCCGAACGATAACGGCGCCGACTTTGGCTCTGCTACATGGAGAGAGACTAGACATGATCCCAGCCATATCTAAAAATGCTTTATCTTTAGCAGTCATGACAATCATTATCCTTTGATGCAAGACAAGCCAAATCAGACGCAAGTTTGATAATTGCCTTTGACCTCTTCCCGCACTGGCCTTTATTGCCTACTGTATATCTTCCTAAAGCAAGACAAGTATCCCCTTCACTTTTAGCAAGCCAAATCTGATAGGCCTTGATACCATACTCAATTTCACTGCATCCAGCACAATCAACAAACTGACGCTTGACCTGCATCACACCCTTTGCACCAGCTGAGGAAGTTAAGCCAGTTTCAAACCGGCTTTCATGATAGGCTAGAGCAATCATGAGATAAGGATCAATTTCAAACTTATCGGCGGCCTTGGCTACCATCTCACATTGTTTCATCCTAGCGGGGATTGATGCAGATATCATCTTCTCCCAGCTCACACTTTGAGGAGACTGGCTAGGATTAAAGATCAATCCCATGACATACCAACAGATTTCATAATAACTATTCATCTTCTTCATCCTCGGTCTTGGTGATATCATCCCACTCATAGGAATAATTCACATCATCAAAGGAAAGTACAATTGCATCTTGATCAAGGATTGCTCTGCACTTTTTGCAGTAGTGGTATTCAATACTTGATCCGGCTAGGCTTGATTTAATTTCATTCTGGCATCTTAGGCACTGCATTGATCAGCTCCATCGTCTTGGGGAAAATTGTTGATGCTATATCATACACTGCTTTTGCAAATTCCTGCATTTCAAATTGTGAATGATGATCAAGTCTTAGTTTTAGAAAGTGCATGATCGCCTGAGTACTAGCAGACCAGATACATTCGCTATAAGTGCCAACTGGAAGAACAATCCTAGCCTGCTCCCTACATACTCCCAACTCAAGCAACTTTTGATAATTGCAATAAGCGATCGTATAGGTTTCACTAAGCAAAGCCAGTGCATCCATATCAGCATCATCATCTAGATGACCAAATGAAGATTGCTTGTTTTTAGCATCTTGCAATCTAAAATGCTCAGGATAAAAGAAACTCTCTTTAATCTCGGTATATCTTGCACTTTGCTCATTCCATGCACAGCCAACTTGATGTTTCATCCATTGCCTAAGCACAAAGATTGGCGCTTTAATTCTGAATTTGAGATTGCCATGTCTAAAGGGAGATGAATGATTGTGATCCCAAAGGTATCTTAAAAGTTTCTCATCTTTGCCGGTCCACTCTTTACTTTCTCCAGCATAAGAGACGCGAGCAGCATTCACGATTGCCAGGTCATCTCCCATGTGGTCAACCAGCTCCACAAATCCATCGTTCACTTCTATTTTCATGATACTCCTTAAAAAAATATTATATAATATTATATAATAATTGTTGCTCATGTGTTTATATAACACACACAACAGGAGAAAATTATGTTGAATACTTCTTTAATCAACCGTCTCATCAGCCTTGAGGGAGTTGTAGACGCCATGTTTAAGATCGAGGCGCCAGATATCGCGGCCGCTTTAAAGATCTGCATCAGTGACATCTTTTCAGATATGATCAAGAAACACGGTGAAGATCTTGAAAATCAATTTGCTATTGAGCAAAAAATTGAAGACAAGATCAAAGGCCTATCCAAAGAAAAAAATGATGAAAACATCAAGCAGATCAAAGAAATTTACGATCAACTAAAGGCCAGAAAATGAGAGAGTTTTCAGTTTATAAATTGCATGTATCAATGGATGCTTTCAAAGGCGATTCCGTCTCTTTGTACAACTTTTTTAAAGCTATTTGTCTAGTCAAGAACGCCGGTGCTTTCACCTACCAGAGTTCAGACACTGGCTTTATCATCGGCTCAGCAACATCAAATATTATCCTTGATGTGTGCATTGATGACTATGAATATACAAACGAATACTTTGATTTGATGCTAGACAATAAAACCATCTCAATGAGATACCTTGTTGAAAAAATGGTCACTATCTCTTTAAAGGTGGTCCGCAATCGTGCTTACTGCAAACAAGTTTTATCTGCTAAAGATCCAGAAAAGGAATTGATCAAACTGGCAAATCGATTTTACAAAACGCTTTACATTTCAGCGGTGGATAATCTCCACTTTACAAAGAGAGTAAGAAAAAATGCTCAATAGAATGCACTTAATTGGCCGCGCTGGCAGTGATCCACAAATCAAGAAGATCGGTGAAAAAGATCTTGCTACTTTTTCAGTTGCCTATTCCGAACGACACAAAGATCAAGATCAAGTGACTTGGTTTAATTGTGAAGTTTGGGGGAGTCTTGCCAATATCGTCTCAACTCAACTCAAGAAGGGGGATAAGGTCACCGTCATTGGCAAGATCCAGATCAACCAACATGAAGGAAAAACCTATGTCAAACTCCTTGCAAGTGAGATTATCTTTCTATGAAAATCAAAGATAGAAAATCAATCCTCAATCTCTATATCTCAACTAAGCTCATCGGTTTGCTTGATGCCTTCAGTGATAGGCACTCCATCAAAGTTTCAAAGCTGGCTGAAAAGCTTATGCTTGACGGTCTCAATAAGTCTGATCTTGATCAAGTCTTATCTATCGATGATGATGATGCTATTGAGAAGATCACCACTAAAATCATTCGGGAGCTGGATCATGGCAAAGACTAAGGCGGCTATAAAAATTGATACAGTTGATTCTAAAGCCGGCAAAAGTAGCAGTGCACTAACAAAAAAGCCAGAAGAAGATAAAGCTGAAATTGCAAAAAAGAAAAGGCTTGTATCAACCGAGCAAGTACTCGAGCTTATATCTCAAGGCCTCTCTCAAACTGACGCTTTATCCATCGTTGGAATTCCCTACCCAACTTGGCACAGCTGGATGAAGGCAGATGCCGAATTGGTGGCAGACATCAAGCGAGCTGAAATCTCTCTTAAGCTCAAGCACCTTCAAAACATTCAGCGTCATTCTGAAAGTGATGTGCGTGCATCTCAATGGCTACTCGCTCGGAAGTTTCCTAGTGAATTCGGAGAGAAGGCAACAATTGATATGAATACCAAATCGGATGACTCAAAGGTGATCATCAATGTGATCCAGCAGGTACAAAAAGAGAAACACGCTCAAGTGGTGCAAGTGAAACACGAATTGCCAGAAGAAATCGAAGATGAAGAAGACTGATATTGAGCTTAAACTTAATCCCTTGCAAATCGATCTGATTGATAAATTGATCTATTCAAATGATCCATTCATTGCAGTTAGAGCCGGTTGGGGTAGTGGTAAAACATCTGCTTTAGTATTCGCTCTATGGACATGGTCAAGCATACATCCAAACAAGTCATCTCTTTTGATCACCGACACAGCGCCACGATATCGATCGGTTTTAGGTCCGGAAATTGAGAAATGGCTTGTGCCTTATGGTTGGATATACCACCAACAAGAAGGCAAATGGACGGCGCCAAATGGTCATATCGTTTGGTGCAGATCATATTTCAGACCAGGCACAAGAGACGCAACACACAATCCACTTGAAGGCCTTAATATCACTTCAGGCCTTGCGTTGATTGATGAGTGTCAAACCCTATCTGAGGAAGTGGCTCAGAAGACTTTAGGCCGTCTCCGATCTGGTCCATCTCCTAAGCTGGTTATGGTTGGCCTTCCAGTTTGGGGAGCTTGGTGGGTGGACTTTTCTGAGAAGGCCGGATGCACGCCAATTTTCTATTCAAGCCATGTCAACAAAACCAATCTATCTGAAGCATGGTTTGAAGCAGTCAAGAACCTGCCAGAAGCTGAACGCCTTGCGATGGTAGAAAATCAGCCAAAGCCACCTCAAGGCGTTGTTTTCAGTGAGTGGACACTAAGCCACATCATAGACGATTGGCAATACCAGCCTTCTATGAGTGCAAGAATTGTGGTTGACTTTGGCTTTAGAAAGCCTTCAGTCTTGATCTTGGCTCATGATCCGTCTCTAAATGCTGAAGTGATCTGCGCTGAAATCAATCCTCAAGAAATCACTTTGTCAGATCTTGCTAAAGAAATCTTGAAAATTGCTGCACCTAGAGAGCTGGCTAAGTACTACCCCAGCCGTATCTTTCTTGATGGTGCATCCGGTGATAAAGCTGGCTCAGCTAGATCAGATCGAACGGCCTTGTCTGCCTTCCATGAGCTGGCTAAGCCACCGGCGCAAGGTGGGATTGGTATGCCTTTTAGGTGGTCAACTGATCCAATACGAACCGACATCTTAAACGGTATTCAAAGAGTTAAACGGCTTATCCACCAAAGAAGAATTCTATGCACCAAAGAAGTTTGGGATAAAGGTGGATCAGCTCAAGGCAATTCCTTCCGAAAGGCAATCTTATCATATGCTTGGGATGGCAAAGAGATGCCAAAGAAAGACGGGAAGGAGGATCCACTCGACGCGCTCAGATACGATGTTATTAATTGGCTTTGGCGTGATAGTGAGATGCTGCCAGATAAGCCAATTCCATCCACTTCTTTGACGGTCAAAAAGAAGATCGATCTTGTGCAATCACACATCAAAGCGATGAGGAGCCACTAAATGCTAGAAGAAAACAAAATCCACCTTGGCGATTGCCTTAACCTTATGCCATCCATTCCCAGCAAATCGATTGATATGATCTTGTGCGATTTGCCTTATGGTACAACTGCGTGCGAGTGGGACAGCATCATTGACATGGGGAAGCTTTGGCAGGAGTATGAGAGAGTGATTAAGGATAACGGCGCAATTGTTTTGACGGCTTGCAATGAGTTTACATTTCTTCTTTATAACTCAAATCCGAAGTTATTTAGATATAGATGGATATGGGAGAAGTCTTTGGCAACAGGTTTTCTATTGGCAAAGAAACAGCCAATGAGAAACTTTGAGGATGTACTTGTTTTTTATAAGAAGCAACCTACTTACAATCCAATCTCTTTTAAAAAGGGCAGGCTGAGACAAGAGAAACAAAAAAGATCAAGACCGGTGTCTGTGTATAAATTCACTCAGGACGATTCATATATGAATGTTGCTTATGAAGATCGTAGACCTACAACAATTTTAAAGTTTGATTCAGCAAATAACGGCTCAACGGTTGGGGGATCAAGCATCCATCCAACACAAAAGCCAGTAGCCTTGTTTGAATACCTAATCAAAACCTACACCAATGAAAACGAATTAGTCTTAGATAACTGCTCAGGCAGTGGCACCACCGCCGTTGCCTGCATGAATACCAATAGAAGATTTATCTGCATTGAGAGGGATGAGACCTATCACAAGAAAAGTCTTGAGAGACTGGCAAATCATGAACCTTTATTGCACATGGGGGAGAAATGCTAGGCAATACCCTTTTAGCAAGACTACAAGTTGACACGATCATCATGGATTTTTTCTTGCCACTGGATGCAACATATCAACTTTTAGATCAAGAGATTGTTGATCGATTGAGGCACTTGGAAGAGTCTTATCAAGGCAAGATAAAACGAGCTGAATTGATCTTTATGCATAAAGATTGATCAGAAAGATGCAGAAAGGAGAAAGATGATGCACAAAGAAATGACCGATGATGAGAGAGTTTTGATGATCGAGGAGATGATTGAGCGCGGGGAAGTTTATCATGGATACAAAAATGAGATAAGAGTTGCTTGTGCTAAGCAACACAAGAGACGGACCTCATGCACCAAAGAGATGTTTATGAGCGCTTATTCTCCCGAATTGCCTTGGCGAGTGATAGCCGAAAAACTCAAGATCAGTGAGTCTTTTTGTCTCAAGCTGAGTCATGAATACCTGGATTATAGACGGCCATCCGTTTGGATAAAGGTGACTGATGAGCAAATCATTCAAGCATTCAAAGACCATGCTGGTGACAAGCTGATCACCATCGCAAAAAAGTTAAATATTCATTCCAGCTCATTGCTAGCCAGAGCAAGAAAATTGAAGATAAGACCATGAGAAAAGATATGACTTCAGATGAAAGAATTTTGATGATCGAAGAAATGATCGAGCGGGGGGAGGTTTATCATGGCTATCGTGCGAATAAATACCCATCAACACTTCCAGAGACCAGCAAATCAAGTGTAAAGTACAAACCTAGAACGGCGGTTGAATGCTCCAAAGACAAATTCATGAGCATCTATTGTGCTGAAAAAAGCTGGGATACTATGGCGCAAGAGTTGGGAGTCAGCCGGCAGACTTGCATCAGACTGGCCTTTAAGTTTGGCATTGATGCAGGTGCAAAAGAACGAGCTTATAAAGTGCCTGATTCACAAATCAAGCAGGCCTTGATTGATCTTCCAGTAAAGGGATTGACTGGCATCGCAAGGGAATTAAAGATGAGTGTTCACACTCTGAGATATAGGATGAAAAGGCTTGAAATGATATGGTGACTTAAAGAGATAGATTGATCTTTTTAATCTTATCTTCCACTCTATCCAGTCGATC